TTATCAGCTTGATCCAGGGCATCATAGCGAATTTAGGGAACATTGTGCAGGCCGCCGTTCAGATAGTCATAACGCTGGCCGCCGGATTGATACAGGCAATTCCACAACTGATTGCGGCCATTCCGCAGTTAGTAGGGGCGATCATTGATGCGATTTTAAATACAAACTGGATTGATGTCGGCATCCAGATTATAAAAGGGCTGATTGATGGCATCATAAGCACGGGGGCCAGCTTGTGGAACGCAATCAAAAGCCTTTTCACCGGCGGGGAAGTTGACCTTCCGGACACTTCAAGCCAGAGTGCGGCAGTTGTCAACAGTTACGCCACGGGCATAGAAAGCAATTCCGGAGTTGTTGTGGCGGCAACAAGTAATATGTCCGCAAATGCCTTTAGTTCCTTAGATACAACGGCGGCGACAACAGCCGGAACCACAACGGCAACGGCCTATTCGGATGCGCTGAACAATTTCACGTTTGACACGTCCGGACTTCAAAACACACTTACAACAGCCGGAACCGCTGGAAGCACGGCTTTAAGCGAAGGACTGACAGCCGGATCCCCTATGGTGGTAACGGCGGTTGACGGCATGGCAACCAATATAAATACTTCGCTTGATTCCGGATGGAATACCATGCAGAGCAGCGCACAAAGCGCAATGAGCAACCTTACAAACACAGTCCAGACACAGGCACAGGCGGCGGCGCAGGCGGTAAAATCGGCTTTTGAGAGCATGACAATCACAATCCCGCAGCCGAAAATTCCGAGAATATCCGTTTCCACAAGTACCGTTTCCTATGGGGATGGCGGGAGCGTGAGCGTTCCGAACTTTTCCGTTTCCTACTATGCACAGGGCGGTATCATGGACAATCCAACGCTTTTCGGCATGGTAGGCGGGGAAGCTGGGCCGGAAGGAATTATTCCGCTTGATCCTTTCTGGAATCAGCTTGACAGCGCAGTTTCGGCAGCAGTCGAAAATTTTGGTGGGGTATCACAGGCAAGGCAAGACGCAGTTGCGCTTTCCGGGATGCAGTCGGCGGCCGGCGGCGCAGATTCCAGGGCAAAGGAACTTTATGGAGATATAGCGGGCAACCATACGGAAAATATATCAAACGACAACAGCACTTCGGAAAATTCGCCGCATATCGTATTTTCACCACAGATTACGATCCAGGGCAACGCAAGCAAGGAAGATGTTCAGTCCGCGCTTTCCATGTCGCAGGAAGAATTTAACCGGATGATGCAGGAATATACCTGGCAGAACGGCAGAACGGGCATAGCCTGATAGAAAGGGGGCTGGTGTATGGACGAAAATAGAATGTATAAAAAGGTACAAGGCGATATGTGGGATAATATCGCATGGAAATTTTACGGGGATGAAAAATATATCAGCCTTCTTTTTTCTGGAAATCCGGATCTTTTGGAAATCAGCGTGTTTTCAGCCGGAACAAAGGTATACATTCCGGAGCTTCCGGAAGAATTTGACGAGGATTTACCGGAATGGAGAGTGTAAGGGATGCAGGCTAGGCAATCATATGTTGTTGTGAAATATAACGGGAAAGATATTTCAAAGACAATAACGGACTATACAGAGGGATTCCAGTACACGGACAACGCTTCCGGAAAGGCCGACACTGTAAAATTGACGCTGAATGACCGAAGCGGGAAATGGTCGGGGAGCTGGATCCCTATCCAGGGGGATTATGTGGAAACCACAATCCGGCTGACGAATTGGAGTTCCGAAGGGGATAACCGGAAATTTAATTGCGGGTTCTTCCTTCTGGATGATATGGAGTTTTCCGGGCCGCCGTCCATTGCATCAATCGGCGGCATATCGACGCCGATCAGCACGGATTTTAATGTCACGCAGAAATCAAAGACATGGAAAAAAACAACGGTAAAAGGCATCTTGAAAAAGATAGCGGCAACCGCTGGGATTGGCCTTTACTTTTCCGGACAGGATTACCAGATTGACGAGCTGGAACAATCCGGGGAAACGGATCAGGCCTTCGCTTTCAAATTGTGCAGTTCTTACAATCTGGCAATGAAATTATACAACAGAAAGATTGTTGTTTTCGATCAGACGGATTATGAGAATAAAAAAGCAAGCCTTACCATCAATAAAACACAATGCGAAAGCTGGCGCATTAAAAAGAAAATGACAAAAGCCTATGACGGCGTATCAATCAGTTACACGGATTCAAAGACGGAAAAAACGCTGAAATACAAATACATGATGCGGAACGGGAGCCGGATCCTAAAACTGAATGAATCCGCTGAAAGTTTGCAGGATGCAGAAATCAAGGCAAAAGCCAAACTGTTAGAACATAACCGATCCTGTCAGACGGCAACGCTGAAAGTCAAAGGCGATACAAAATACATAGCAAGTAAATGCTGCAATCTTTCCGGCTTCGGGAAGCTGGACGGGAAATATTATATTGATACGGTCACGCATACCAAAAATCCGCGCGGCGGTTATAGTTGTTCCCTTGAAATGCACTTGTGCATTGTTGTAAAGGGGATGACGGTCGCAAAGGTGGATTCCGGAAAGACCACAAAAAAGGCTTCGAGTTCATCCACGGCGGGAAAGACGTACACAATCGTTTCCGGCGATACGTTATGGAAAATCAGCACGAAATTTCTTGGAAATGGTTCAAAGTATATGCAGATATACAATCCAAATTCCGGGGTAATAGAAGCGGCGGCAAAGTCACACGGGAAATCTTCATCCAATAACGGCCACTGGATTTATCCGGGAACCACATTGAATATACCGTGACGAGGGGGGATATAAATTGTCTGATACGATAAGGGCCGGCTTCATATCGGCCATCAACTACGAGGAAGGCACGGCGCAGGTTGTTTACAAGGATCGGGATGATGAAGTTTCCCCTTATCTTCCCTTCTGGTCAAATGAATACAATATGCCGGACATTGACACGCTTGTTTATGTGGTGCATTTACAGAACGGAAGCACAAAGGGGATGATCCTTATCCCCCCATTCACGAACGAACATCCCCCCGTTGAGGGGAAAAAGGGGATCTGGCGGAAGGATTTTGGCGACGGTTCCTATTTGCGTTATGATTATGAAACGCTGCATCTTGACATTGTTACCCATTCCGTAAAAATGCAGGAGCTGGAAATAGAGGGGGATCTGACCGTAAAAGGAAAAACCGAAATAGGAAAGGATCTGACCGTAAAAGGAAGAACCGACATATCCGGCAATGTGCATATTAAAGGGCATCTTACCGTTGACGGCGGCATTTCAGGGTAAAGGGGGCGGCATGGGATGATAGGATATTTTGGGGATGTTATCTTTGAAACATCCAGTAAAAAGATATGCACGTTTAACAATATGAAACGGTCAATATCTGCATCTTATTCCGATCACAAACGGTATAAAAAGAAATCGGAACGGGAGTTTGAGGGCCCGGAGAACCAGACCGTATCTTTTAACATGAAATTTGTTGCCGGCCACGGAGTAAAGCCCTGGAGCATGGTTCACAAAATCACGCTTTATTGTGAAAAAGGAACGGTTTGCCCTTTTGTGGTTGGCGGCCACAAGATAGGCGGCGGCAAGTGGACGATTGACAGCATAGACGAAGATTATAAAACGGTATGGAACCGCGGCGAGCTTGTTTCCGTGGAAATTGCGGTCAAGGCTACGGAGTACCACTAGGAAGGGGGCGGCTTTATGCTTGTTATAGACGGGGTTCAGATTGTCATAAACGGAGTATATGAGCGGGAACTTCGCAACGCCATATTAGAGAAATGCGAGTTCCTTTTGACGCTGATAAAAGGCACAATCCCCATGAACCGGGATATAGGCATAGATCCCGGCATTGTTTCACAGCCGCTTTACATAGCACAGCAAATGTATACAATGAGCGCAATAGAAACGATAGAAAAGTATGAAACGCGGGCAATCGTGGAAGAAGTGCAGTTTGAAACAACGGCCGGCGCCGGAAACATGATTCCGAAAGTGAGGTTGATATACAATGGCGAATGAGATACAGAAACTTTATAACTTGCCGGAAATTTCCTTTATTGAGGGAATCACTTATGAGGGAATCTTAAATGAAATGGTGGCGGACTTTGAAACGAAATATACAGAGGAAACCGGCCGTAAAATCAAATTAAGGCCAGGGGATAAAGAACATATCCATCTAAGGGTTCTGGCCGGCCAGTATTACCAGATGTACCAACAGCTTGACTATGCCGCAAAAATGAACCTTTTAAAATATTACAAAGGGGATTTTTTGAAACATATTGGGGCATTTAAGAAAACATTCATCCAGGAGCCGCGGGCGGCGGCCGTGAAAGTCCGCTTTACGCTTTCGGAAGTCCGGAAAGATGTTATATACATACCGGAAGGAACACGGGTAACGGCCGGGGACGGCGTATATTTTGCAACGGATGATTATGCCGAGGTTGCCGCCGGGGAAAGCTATGCAGATGTTACTTGCACTTGCGAAACGGCCGGGGATATTGGAAACAATTATCAGCCGGGAACGATTGAAATAATCGTGGATCCCGTGCCATATGTGAAAAGCGTTGTAAATGTCACGAAATCAGACGGGGGTTCCGGAGAGGAATCAGAGGAAAGTTTCCGGGAGCGGATTTTCCTAGCGCCTTCGTCCTATTCCGTGGCTGGCCCGGCTGATGCTTATGAATATTGGGTAAAACAGTACAACAGCGCGGCGATTGAGGATGTAAAGATATATGAGCCGGTGGAAGCGGTCGTGGACATACGGATTCTTCTGCAAGGCGGCGCCCTTCCGAGCGAAACATTTTGTTCCGGCTGCCTGCAATATCTGAAGGACAATCCGATTATCCCATTAACGGATAACAACTATGTGTTGCCGCCGGATGTTGTGGGTTATGACCTGAAAGCCACTTACTATATATCCCGGTCGGATATAAACAATGTGAAATCCATCCAGGA